CGTACTGGTGGATCTCGTTGAAGATCACGATCCCCGATCTCAGGCCGTCCTTCCCTTTCGGGCTGTTCGTCCGTCCTTTTATCATCGATCGTGTCTTTACGCTTACAACCCGTTCCTTCGTCCAGTGGTAAAACTTCTTGATCTTCTTCACATTGGCAGGCTGTTCGAAAAATCCGGTCAGGTCCTGCACCGGCCTGACTGCCTGTTCTTCGTTGTTCGCGCAGATATCAACGTCATATTCCGGAATCCCGTTATACGGTGATGTCAGCAGGAACGCTTCTACCGCGATCGTCCCATCCTTGCCGGCGCCTCGTCCCAACTCGCAGAACAGATCAGGCCAGCGCGGTCGTCCGTTCAGATAGCAGCAGTCATGCAGTGCAATGACGAATTTCTGCCAGGGAAACAGCTTGAACGGAACATAGGCATCACACAGATGCATGTAATCCCGCAGTCGTTCCGTGTCGATCTCGATATCCTCATTTTCGAAGCAGTCCTTCACATGCTGGATCAACAAATGTTGCTCCTCGCAACACTGGTATGTGTTGTTCTCCACAATGTCGATCCATTCCTGGATTTCCGGCGGAAGCTTACAACTCCTCATCGTCCTCCACTACGGCATCCGGCTTGACTCCCAGCGCATCGAGGAGCTTTAACATCTGCGCGTTCGTCTTGAGCATCATGTCAACGCTGTCGTTCTTGTGAACAACCGTCTGGCCTTTGGATCCGATGGCTGTCACGTTCACGCCTCGCTGTTCGATGTCCCGGCTGCACAGCTCTTTCGTCACGTACATCTTCATGTAATCCTCTACCATGTCGGAAAAGTGAGGATCATCATTGCCTGACCGTGCCAGCTGTTCAAGAAGCGATTTCTTGATTTTTCTGTATGCGCCAGACCTCATGATCTGAGCGACCTCTTTCGATGAATCCTGTTGCGTCATTTCATTTCCTCCTGCTGAAAACACCATGCGCACCGCGCGCGCGTATGAAGAGGCTAGACCGCCTCCCCGTTGCTCGGTTCCACCTTTTGAAAGGGGTAATAGGGCCCGGGGGTATCATCACCACCGCTCAACCGTCAGCGGCTTCGCCTGTTTCTGTTTGCTTTTAAATTTCTCCGGGTGCAGCTTATTGTGGCAGGACTTACACACCGGCAGCAGATTCGCTTTGATCTCACCTGCCGCTGGATCACGGAACGTCCGTGACATTGCCAGCTCTGGATGTTCACGCACATGCATGACATGATGGACAGTTGAGATCAGCTTCTTCTCGCCGGTCATGAAGTCCACATCGTACCGTGTGATCTTCCCGTGCTGCCTGCATACTGCGCACTCATAGTGAGCATCCCGCAGGATCTCTGTCTTTAACTTGATCCAGTCCTTTGACTTGTAGAATTTATACAGCCGATCCTCCTTGATCAGCTGTCTGATCCATGTTGCCAGCTCTGCCTGTGTCATATCCTTTGCCCACTAAAAAAGCTCCGGGCGATATACCCAGAGCATGGCGGGGCGCTTGCCCCGCCGGGTGAATTTGTATAGCGGCCTGCACTCTTCCGCTAAAGGCAGCACTGCTGCCATACAAAAAGGGAATGCTGTATAGCATCCCCTTCTGCCTGCTAAATGTTTATGCTTCTTTTGCAAATCCAAGTTTGTCTTTCAGCGCTTCCTGAAGAACGCCTGATACATTCAGGTTCGCATCGTCCGCCGCTTCATTGAGCCATTCCGGAAGCGTTACATTCCGCCTGACCATCTTTCTGTCAAGCTTCCTTCGATATGCTTCAAAGTCAATGTCGACAAGCGTCAGGATTCCTGCGCCGGCATCTGCAAACGTCCCGGAAGACACATCAATATCCTCTAGTGCCGACGGCTTTGGTACTTCCTGCTTCTTGTCCTGCAATGCGACTCCTGCAAGACCTATAGCGTCCCGCGCCATGTAGATGGCATCCGCTACGTTTTTCCCTTCTGTGAGTATCCCCAAATCAGGGACCTCGACAAGGACAACGTCTTTATCACGTGTAAGTATTGTCGGATATGCTGCTTTCATGTACCTTTCCTCCATCCTGTGTTATTTGTGAGAAAAGAGATTTCAGAGTGGAGAGCCGTTAAGCTCCCCACCGTTTTAAGATGGCATGTGCAAGTCTTTCGTTAATCTCACGGTGTCTCGGTATCATTTCTATCCTCCCATCCTTACTGTAGATATCGTGATCCGTACCATGCCTTTCGAATTTCAGACCTGCTTCTTCCAACCGGTTTATTAAATCTCTTCTCTTCATGTGCACCTCCTGTGTGTATATAATACACACTCGATACACATTTGTCAATAGATATATTCCCCTGGTAACTCACAAGCGGCAGGCTTCAACGCCCGCCGCTCACACAGGATGGGAAATGTGATCAGCCTTACTGACTCACTTTTCACGCTATCATCATATCACGATTGCCGCTGACATTCACTGCCATCTTTCCAGGTGTTCCAGCGCCGACACGTAGAACCGATACGCCTGCCGTTGTGAGTAGTTCAGCATCACAGCCACATCCTTCATCCCTGGTCGCTTTACCGAGAGAAAATATATATCCAGCACCTGACGTTCCCTGCTGTCCGTCAGATGATTGATCAGCCGCTGCGCCTTCAGCCTCTTGTCAGTCAGCGCCGACTGCTTACGCTTAAGCTCGGACATGTAGTCCGAGATCTCTGCCATCCGGTCCGTGGTTGTGTCCATCGGTGATACCTGCACCCAGTCGACGTCGTAGCGCATCGCGCCGGGAAGCAGCGACATCTCCAGCTCATAGATACGATCCCCGATCTCCTCGATCTCTTTTTGCTCGTCCCTGACCGAGTACAGAAACTGCTTGGCTGTCATAGCGCCCTCCACATTTCTTTACTGCTTGGCAGCCGCTGGCCGCAATGCCGGCAGAATACGTCAGTCAGCAGGATGTCCGCGCCACATACCGGACATTTGAATGTCCGTCTCCCCGGATACTCGCGCTGTTTCTCAACAGCGCTTACTGCGTCCATGATCGCTGTTTTCCTGATGACCGACGACTCTTCGCCTGCCATTTGCAGCAATGTTGTTATCACGTCCATCGGCGTCACCTCCTCTAGCTGTTTCGAATCACGATCCACAAAGTTACGATCATCCCGAGACCGTAGCCAAGGATGAATGTCAGGAATGGCACTTCTCTTCCTCCTCTCTTTATGGCTCCGGTTTTATCGCCCAGAACTGCCGAATCCCTTATCTCCTCGTTCTGTGTCTCCCAGAGTTTTTACCTGTTCGATATTGAAATTGGCGCACGGCTGTATAATCATCTGCACGATCTTTTCGCCCGTCTGGAAGATATAATCCTGTTTCCCCAGGTTATAGAGCTTTATGACAACGCTTCCCGTATACCCCGCGTCTATCACCCCGCCCAAGCTGACGATATTATGTTTCACATTCAGCCCCGACTTAGATTCCAGCTTTCCGAAAAACCCTTCCGGAATCGCAATATGTACTCCTGTGTCGATTGTTGCCGATCCTCCCGCCGGGATTCTTACAGGAATAGGAGTTCGCAAGTCATATCCGGCATCAGTTTCATGCGCCTTCTCTGGTAAATAAGCCCCATCTTCAAGCATGCAATTCATTTCAGGTCCCCTTTCTGCATGACTTTCATTCTCAACATCTTTGCTGCTCTTAGTTCACGTTTCGCTCCCTCGCTATCTTCCCATCCAGGCAGCATGTATATGGCATCACAAATCGTGAGAATGGCAAGCGTCACCGTCATATACTCTTCATGTGTCAGCGTCTTTGGCAGCTGTGCTGTTACAGATGACGGATTGACCGGTTCATAGCCCCGCTTATGCAGTTCTTCCTCTGCCTGGGAAAATCTTTCCAGGTAATCGTTTGTTCCTGTTATCTTGCCTGATATAAACACTCTTAACATCTGATTTTGCCTCCTTCAACTAAGTCAACTAAGTCGCAATCACCTGGCGATTCTTTGCAGCTTTACCCTCACAAGAAAATCAAGCGCCATAAGGAGCATATCCTGAACACGATCCGTCTTGGCCTCAGTAATGCAAGGATCGAAGCAACCAACAACAAAATCAAGCTGATTATCCGCAAAGCATATGGATTCCGGAATATCCAGAACATGATGGATATGGTGTACCTCGTATGCTCAGATATCCGCATTCCACTTCCCAACCGAAAACCTGAGCCTCAGAAAGCAGCTTGATTACAAGGAAAAGTGGCATTTCCGACCCACGGGGATGCCAGAAGAGTCAATAATATCTGTTCATCTGCTGATCTCCTTTTCATTACCTTCATCCTTCTCCTCCATCAGCAGTTCAGCAGGATCGATGTCGTATTCCCACATGAAATTTTTTAACCAGTCCTCAAGCCAGCCCCCACCGTGCGCCTCGTTTTCGCCCGGCAGCGCGTCTGACAGACCATTCACCATAGCGTCGACTATGGACCAATCAAATTCCGATCGTTCCGGCTGAAGCAGCTTCTTCCGGTTGTCCCAGTCGGTGAATTTCTCCTGGCACTCGATCACGTAAAGTGACCAGTGCAAGCCATCCGCGTACCCGCGCATGTAATCATTCCTGAGAGCAGGTGGCGTGTATTCAATTATTTTCTTGTAAATCGCATTGTGCAGCTTGTCGTAATTAATGAATCTCATGCCGCGTCCTCCCTGTTAAATGCAACCGCCGCATTCGCCTGCGCGAAAATCCTCCAGGCTCATCTGTCTTCCGTTTTCCTTTTCCCAAAACACCTCTGCTGCCTCCTTTGCTTCCTTCTCGGTGCTGAATAATCCGGAAACCATCTCGTCCTCGTAGTATTCCCACCATTCCTTATTTGAAAGGTCAACCGCAAAGTAATGAGGCTTATTGTCGCTGCTTTCGGAAACGACTCTTATGTATCTCCTGATGTTGTCGTTCCAGTTGAATCCTTTCGTATACATTCGGAGCAGGCTGTCGTATTCTTCCTCAATCTGTCTGTTGGTCATTCCCTGCCAGTTTTCGCTTTCTTCAAAGCTGGCAGGATGCCCGATCAGGTCTATATAAATCTGCTTAAGTGAATCCCGCTTCTGAACCTCGATCGGCTTGTTCAGAACTTTTCCGACGTACCACATGCAATCTGACCGGTAATCCTGTTGCAAGAAGTACTTATATCCCCCAGCTATGAAATAAGGACATTCGCCTGCTGGTCTTTTCCATTTCACGCTCATCGAAGCCCTCATGCCGCGTCCTCCTCAGTCGTATCTGATACCCAGCTCATAGAGCGTGTATGCTTTATTGGGCTTCATGCCTTTATACATTGTTCCTTTTTTGAATAACGGCAATATCGCGTTGTCCCCATCAGGGTCTGTGATAAATACTTTTATGTATTCCATGTCTTTACACATTTCGTTGCGGTACTGTTTTTTAACATACTTGATTCTGCTTGCAAACGGCTTAAACACCGCTTTCAGATATTCCCGCTCTGTGTCATCGAGAATCGGTGTCCTGAAGCAAATCGGTCTACATCCCGGTTTAACGTCTTTGAAAATATGGTCAAACTCGTAAATCGATAAACAATTATCACCTGTGCCATCGTTAACTTTTAGCTCACCGCCTGGACTCCTGAAGATATATTTATATTTCAGCGGCAGCGCGTTAAGAATTGTTTTCTCGGTTTCTGTAAACATTTTGCCCTCCTTTCACAACCGGTTCAGCGGACAGCTGACGCAGTATCGATTTACCAGATCGCTATACTTTTCATCGTCGGCATCCTTGTAGCCGACTACGTACTTGCAGTAGTTGTCGCAGATCGCCGCCTGCACCTCCTCGATGATCTCGCGCACCGGTTTCGTCTCTTCCATCTCTTCATACCTCCTCATCTTCTACGACATAGCTTCCTGCAATTCGTGCCTCATCCATCACCCGGCAGAATTCCAAGTACGCATCTTTTGGCGAACCAGCTTCCACGAAGAACAGCTGGTCTGTCATTGCGCCCCGGATGATATACAGTCTGTTCTCCGCGTAGTAGTAGCTGTAATACGATTCGCCCTTTCTCATTTCTGGAAAGCTGTGCCATCTGACGTATTTGCCTTTGATGCAGTTTTCGTAAAACCAATGCAGCCATTTATCGAGTTCCATCTCCCATCCTCCTGTGTTAATCCCACGGCAGTTTTTCGTCTTTGTCTACCTGCGCGAATCCGTTTTCATCTGCTGCCGGATGGTCTCCGCCGGTGTTCTGATCCGCAACCGCCTTGCTCTCCGCGAATTCCCAGCTGTCCACGATCACATCAGTCGTGTACACCTTTACTCCGTCCTTGTTCGTGTACGATCCTGTCTGAATATGCCCATCGAGACAGATCTTCGTGCCCTTCCGGCAATATTTATCCAGGGCTTCCGCCGTTTTCCCGAATACGACACAACTGATGAAGTCTGCTGTATCCTGCTTCTTCCCGCGCCGATCCACGGCAAGAGTGAACCGCGCGACCGCCATTGCATTCTCACCCTGCGTATACCTCAGGTCTGCGTCTCTCGTCAGCCTGCCCATTAATACAGCCTTGTTCATCTGAACCTCCTTCTTACAACTCCCCGTCCTGCTTCATGTCGCTGATCATGTCCAGCACATCGTTATATGCGTCTACCTGGCCTTGGTGAAAGCACTTCATCCTGTTGCCTTTCTTGCACTCCTGGTTGTCCTCGATGCTTTCAAGCCTGTCGTATATCTGCTGTTCAAGTTCATCCAGGAAGTGCGGCGATACCATGTCAATCATTCCCTCTCCTCCTGTGCTGGTCTGCATTCGGACAAGTAGCAAAATGTGAGCAATAACCCCACTTGCAATGTTTGAAGTCTTGTGATGGATTTCCCTTGACGGTCTCTCCGTCTGGCGTAATCACCGTAAGTGTGCCATTATCGTCTGGATCGTATGCCACCCCTAGCGCATCGCAGGGCATCATTTTTCCTGATTTCATCCTGATCCATACAATCTCCGCTCCGCATGATCTGCATGTGCTCATAATCCTTCTTCCTCCCTCTGCAAACGATGCCAATCATCCATGATCTGCCTGAAATACTTCTTCCCAGTTTCTTTGAAGATCTGCGCAGAAGACATCTGGTAATTGTTGTCGTATTCATCGCCACTGAAAACAACGCAGGAATAACCATCGTCGCCCCACTGTGTGCCAACTTCTATCTTCGGATTAGAAAATTGGTATCCGACCGTAACCTTGAAATCCTTTCGCAGATCGTATCTGTTCATCGGAACGGCAGTAAAATGTGTCTCTATCAGTTTGTTTCCGTATTTCTCGGTGAAATATTCGCCAAGCGTCTTGTTCAGGCCTGTGAATCCCTTCTCGTCCCATACCCCATTCTTCGAATCCTTGACGGTAACGATTGTTAAATTATTTATTCTTGCTATGACTTTCGCCATTGTGTACAGTGCCTGTTCTGTCTGCTTTCTGTTCATCCCGTGTAATCCTTCCCGAAAACTCTCATCCACTCCTCGTGGCTAATCTGTTTTTCAAAGCTCTCCTGTGCCAACCGCTCAAGCTCCCGGTCATATCGCCCTGTGTCGTGTAGCGCCATATGGCACCTGTGGCACAGATGCACCGTCAGCCCGTACCGGTCAGCTGCTGCTCTCCTGCTGCCATGCAGGCAGTGATGAGCCTCGGTTATCCCCTGTATCCCGCAGATGTAACAGCGGTCCGGTCTGTCTCCCAGAATGATTCCCAATCTGCTTCCTCCTGTTCTCGATCTGCGCCGTTGTCGCGTGGATCAGCTGCTTGATGCTCTCCGGAATCTTTGCATCTTCCCGGCTCCGCTCCTTCGCCGCGCGATACGATCTCACGAAATGCGACCGTTCGACCGTTTGGAATTCGTCGACATCCATCAGCGCCATCTCGTGCAGCCGGTCCGGTGATACAACGACCCGCCGTACTTCCTCCGGAAGCTTCGCGAATTCTGCCGCAGCATAGTACGTCGAATTCTCCGCTGCTCTGGCGACCAGATACCACGCCTCATCCTCGGTCAGCATGGTTGCATCTGGATGAGTTACCTTCTCGATGCAGTCGATCACCTGTCCCGGCGATGGTGGAAACCCTTTCGTGTCGGATGCCAGATAAATCTTCAGCCCCGCCGACGCCTGCGAGTAGGTGTAGTTCTCCATCACACCGCCCCATGCCTGCACCATGTTCTCAAGCTCTGCTGTCGTCATCCGCGAGAAATGCGCTGGATACGTCGCCTTGATGACATAGATCAGCTTAGCCGCTTCCTGCGTTGTCACCTGGTGTCACCTCCCCGTTGATGATGCTCAGCAGATAGTCATTTGCATCGACCGGTCTTGTTGTACCCGACCTTGCCCTCTGCTCATTCGCGGAGCGATAGCCCCACTTTTCCATGGCGAGAGCATAGTTCTTGTACGACTTACCGGACTGCTCGCAGTATTCGTCTACAGCCCGGATCGCCTCTTCGGTCTCCGCCTCTCCATGCTTTGCTCTGAGATCGCTGAGCTGCTGTTCCGTGAGGAGGACATGGCCATACTGCCCGTGCTTGTGCCGCGCGGGGCGCGCTTGCGCGCTTCTCTTTTCTTTTGCACCCGTAGGGTGCTCATTATCATTTACATCTTCATCATCATTAACATCATCATTAACATCATCATTAACATCTACACTGCCGTTATCGTGCGATGTCGTTACGTTGTCGTGCGATGTCGTATCGTTATCGTGCGATGTCGTTACGTTTCTAGCATTTGCAACACGTTTCTCATTGACGGCATTCATTGCGTCAACCTTCGCCGCATATTTTCTACTGTTCTCATCCATCTCAGGGCGGACGTTCGATTCAAAATAGGCCTTCAGAACAGGGTCTTTGATCTCATACTCCTCGCCCTTCTGATATGCACAGATTGCACGCAGCAGTTGGATGGCTTGAGCATCAGGGAGAGCAGACATCATATCCGCCCATGATTCGTACATTACGAATGATTTTCTTGCCATTTCATATCCCCTCGATAAAGTGTGAAAAAATCGTCGATCCTCAGTGTCACAAGCCATTCCCCGCGGTCCTTGCGGTGGAACACTGCCGGCGCTCCATCTTTCCGCTTATCCGCTTCCTCTACTGCCTGCTGCATCGCCTTCTCAAGATTCAGGTGCTCGACGCGTTTACATTCAACGTGGATCCCAGGAAGACCGACGATATCCGATTCGTGATAGAACACCTTCCCGCGGTGCACATCGTACCCATACTCGCGGATGATGGATGCAAGCTCGCGCTCCGCATTAGCGCCCTTATTCCTGGCGGCTCTCCCGCGCTTCCTGCTGTCTTCTTGCTTTATCATGCTCTCTCTTCTCCATCTCGCGGATCAGCCGCTTCATGTCATCGTCTGGTGGCGGTGTCAAGTGGATGTCACGCATGTCAGATACAACGCCATCAAGCAGCCTGGAGAATTCCTGTGTGTTGTAGGTGCTGCTGCCAAAAAAACAAATCATCTGCACCATCTTCCGCGGCTCTCCGCTTTCCGGATCGTCGACCACTGTATCACCGACGACCTTCGTCTCCCGCCACTGCTGCCGGACCCCATCGACGGCATCCGGTCTGACAAGCAGATATGTGAATTTGCCGTATCGTTCCAATTCGAACAAATACATCGACCAGTTGTCAGTTCTGAGGGCCTGCGCCAGTTCTCCCAGGCAGGCCCAGAGCATCGCGTTCGCATCAAGGCTTCTGTGATTCCGGTGCTTATCGATCTTCAGATCAAGCTCCATATCCTGATATTTCTCGGCATCCTCCGGCAGGCAGTCCAGCTCGAAGGATACAATCGGCTTCTTCGCCCGGAAGGGAAGATCAATGGCTTTCAACCTGCCCGTCGTTTTCATCCGCGTGCTCCTTGTCCCATTTCTCCATCACGGCCTGACCAACCTTCCCGAAGTCTACCCAGTCGCCGACGGTCATCTCTTCCATTGAATTGTGGCCGTAATGGCCGAATATCGTTTCCTCTGGCATCCGGTGCTGAAGACACATCTTCCGGAGGATGATCACCTGTTTCTCTGTGATCTTTTCGTCCGGATTCGGCTTTTTCTCTCGCGACCACTTGTAAACGGTCTTTCCGGTGTCTTCATTGACGATGGTCAGCGAAGATATCCGGTCATCCGTGTAACTGATTTCCGACACGATGAAATGGTCGTAAGTCGTCAGCTTTCCGTTATTCTGCTTTGGAGAATAGTTCCCCGCACTGATCCAGATTCTCGGGGCTGTGTAAAGTTCACGCCCGATTCCCCAGTTGAAACAGGCCCTCTTGAATGCGTCGCTGGCCTGTCCCTTTTCTTTTTCTGTGTTGCTCTCCGTTCCGACATCCTGTTTCCAGACCCATCCGCTAAAGTAGTCGCTGTCAAACCAGATCCCGACGCTGCAGAACAGGTTGCCGTTTATAAGCTCGTGCTTCCTCTCCCAGCGGCCATTCCCGACCGTTTCATCCAGGATGTTCTGGTCGACGCGGGCATCCTTGTACAGCAGCAGGAACAATCCTTTTTCTGTGATCCGTGAAACGCGGCACTCTATCTCATCCGCCCTCAGCAGTCTGAACATTCTCTCCATCCTGTGTCACCTCACTGTCATCGACTGGTTTTCCACCAGCTCCGCTCCGGGAACCAATCCCCCTGCTGCAAGCACCTGTCGGATCTTCATCTTGTTCGGAACCGGATCAGGCCATGAAAGATAGTCGGCCGAGATCATGCTAAGATCTTCAATCTTAACCGACTTTGATTTTCTCCACGTCACCGTAGCCCGGGTTGTCTTAAACGGCTCTCCATTGAGGTATCCTTTGAGGTATCGCAGCAGGCTTTCCGCCTTGTTCTCCGATGCCTTCTCCCTCGCCGCGAATGCCTCCTTTTCTGCCTTCAGAGCTACCGCTTCCGCCCGGAGATTTTTGATGAAAAGGCAGATGTTCTCGATCTTCTGGTCCCTGTCTATAGTCAGCTGGTCAAAAGCACTTTTCATTTCCTCGTCGACAATCTCACCCGTCTCCGGATCAACTGCTGCAGTGAAGGCTTCCATCATCTTCTGGTCGATCTCATACAGATTCATTCTTTCTCCTCCTGTTATTGATCTCCGTAAGCAGTGCTGTATTCTCAGCGCTTCGGTTAATCGACAAGCACTTTCTGACATCATCAATATTTACTGTTGAACAGGTCGCAATCTGAACCCCTTCCGGAGTGATCCTATTCATCAGGTTGAAATGCTCCCTTTCCTCATCATCGAGAAAACGCTGCAATTCGTTGATCCGTGCACAAATCCGCTCATTCCTTCGCAGCTCGACCGCATACATCTTTACCAGCTCTATCAGCGTGTCCATCCTGTGTCCCTCCTTCTACCCACACATCTTTCAACAGCATTTCATTTACTGCCCGTCTGTAAAATGTCTTGCTAATCTCGAATCCGTTAAAAGTTCCGCCCTAATTCCTGGCACGCTCTCGCGGTTGTTCCGGACCCGAAGCACGGATCAATCACAACGTCTCCCGGGTCCGTGAAGATTTCTACAAGCTGTTTGATGAGTGATACCGGTTTCTGTGCCGGGTGAATCTTCGGAATGTCTTTCGGGTCTCTCTCCCATTTGAACCAGTTAAAAACCATGTGTCCGGTTCCCCGGATGTTTTTTCCGTTTTCGTCAACCTTCAATCCGTTTCTGAACTTCGGAAGCCTGTCACGGTAGAACAGCAGTGCGTATTCGGTTGCTCCGACAACCCGCATGTTGGCTTTCAATACCTGTGGGCTGTAATTCTTCACGAACACTAACGGGATGTAGTGGATGAATCCATGTTTTGCGGCCGCATTGATAAGCGTCTGGAACTGTTCGAAAGAGCAAAACACTATCATACATGGGCTGTCTGATGATCTTCCTCTAGCACATGGTCTTGTGTCGTCCTTCCTCATCAGCTGTGAACAAAAATGGAAGTATTCGTACAAGTTGAAATTGAAATCGCTTGTGAATCCAGGCCTACCCGCAAATTTGGATTCACCGTTCTTGTTATCGCCGCCTTTGTACCACATCGGGTTAGAACCGTAGAAGTTCGTGCCGACGTTGTACGGAACATCCGCAATGATGAGCTGCGCTTTATGGATCGGGTAGCCTTTCCAGTTCTGCATCGAGTCGTTGTATAACTCACATTTCAGTCGTCTCTGCATCTCACGCGCCTAACTTCGTGTCGGCCCATCTGGTCAGCCCGTACCGGTCGCTGATCGTAGTCGTGTAGTAGTGCTTCTCGCGGATCAGCGATGACAGCGCCCGGCAGTTGAGCACGTAGAACGCGATCGCGATCAGCGCTGTGACGCCCATCCCCGGCTGGTTCTCCGGCCTTACCAGTGCCAGAAATCCCGCCGCGATGCCGACAGATGCGGCCTTAATGATTACCTTTCTTCTCATTCCGTTCCCCTCCTGTGATCTGAATCGCGAGCTGGCATTCGCCATCCCGCCAGTTACTGCTCAGGCACTGTCTCCGCGCGGCTGCATAGCTCATGTGCTCCTTGCGGATGACATCACCATTTTGAATAGCTATCACTGCCACTCTCAGCATTTCCCGTACCTTTCATGTCGCCGCATCGCTCGGCGACGCGTTGCCTCTGCGGACCAATTCGCTTCTATACCTTTCCTTAGCTGATCAGCGCTCTGCTTATCCATGACCGGTCCAGGCACAGCATTTCCTCAGCTCTACTTATCAATTCCATTGCTTTTCGATTCTCTGCCGAAGCAATTCCCAGCTATGCCATTGCTCAGCTATGCTGTCCTTTGCCCTTGCGATTTACTACACATCGCAATGCCTATACGCCTCCACGCTCAGCGACACTTTGCCGAAGCCTTTCTTTACGTCACTTCACCATGCCGATGCTGAGCAATGCAGTGCCACTCTATTCTCTTCTGCTGCGATGCCTGGATTCGCTGTACGTCACCTATGCGATACATATCTATGCTTATGCAAAGGGATTCGTGACCAATCCTTGCTCTGCTTTACCATCACCAAACGTTGCCTTTCTATTCTTCTCTTTTGCAAAACTCTGCTGCGTTTCGCTATCGCCACGTTACATATCCATGCATATCCTTCGCCTTGTCCGAGCTGTTCCTCGCATATAGACGCCTTCGCATTGTGATGCAATGCAATGCTGTTGCTTATCTTTACGACTTCATTCCTCTGCGTTTCCACTCAGTCAGTGCCTATACAATTCTTGTCTTCACCTTGCTGTAGCTTCTCCGATCAATGCCTTTCTGCAGCGGATAAACTAGCTTTGCTGTTGCCCTGCGTGTTAGTGCGCGTTAGTGCGCGTTAGTGCGCGTTGGCGCGCGTTGCCTACGCTAGACTTTTCTGTGCATATCCTTCGCCTTGCAATCCTAAGCACTGCGTTGCTCACGCATTGCCACTCTTTGCTGTAGCTGCTCCTGACAGTTCAGCGCAATGCTTCTGCAACTTAACGATTCGCCATGCCGCTGCTTCTCTGTGCATATCCACGCATTACTGTTGCTCATCCGCTCACATCTTTGCTGCACCATTGCGATGCAGCATTGTTCATTGCTGTCACTCTTCCGGGTCTACGTAGTCCCAGGTGAAGGATCCCTTCCGGCTGTTCCGCCAGCCGCCGATTCCATTGTCATATCCATAATCGAGCCATTCCTCGATCATCCCGCGACTTCCTTCGCCCAGCAGACTCACGATGTCGAATTCCACCCATGCGCCAGGTGCGATACTTTCGCTGTCGCTGATCGCCACGCGGTCACCCTGCGGAGTCGAGGCTCTTAGCGGGCGCTGGCAGTCGCCGATTGGCTTATTCGTGTGGATCACGATCTCGCGGACTGTCTTATCTTCAACCGATCCGTTTGTGATCGCATCCTTACTTTTTTTGACGTCGCTGTAGACCTGAATCAGCGTGTCGATCTTCCCCTTGTATGCCGTGAACCCCTTCGATTCGCTCTCCGGGATCTGCCGGCAGGCCCCGCAGGCGGATTTGAAGAATCCCCTGATTTGATAGTCGAACAGGATCGGATCGCCATTGTCGTTCCGCGGGAAGAACGTCTTCCCCTTTGTGATTTCCTCGTCGGCGTTGAGGTTCTTGATGTCTTCCAGTTCCTGGTGAACGAGCGCATCGCGCTGCTCCTCGGTCAGCCCCTCGCGGATGTACTTCTGTGATGCTTTCTGCTTTTTCTTGATCTTCCCGGCGACATAAGTGCCGTGAATGTCTTCATTTCCGGATGCCGTCCCCAGTAACTCATTCATGAAAGTGAGTCGGACGTGCATCACCAGCGCGTCCTTGCGAAGCTTCTCGCCTCTTGTCCTTCTTTTGTTTAACTCTGCTGCTGTTGCCATTTGTGTTCCCTCCTGTGTTGTGAATTGTGTTTATGCTTCTCCTGCTCCGCGCCTGCGCCAGAAGTCTTCCAGCGCTTCAACGCGCACAAGTCTGATACTGCCGTCAAGGATAAAATCCCGGTCTGTTGTCTGATCGTCCTTGCGCATGTCAGACAACAGCTTCGTTGCGTAGCTCCGGGACACCGAATATTCTTTCGGGATGTCCCGAACCCTGACCCATTTCCTCTCCATCCTGTGCCCTCCTATTTTGTGCTATCCTCTCCTTACAGGGCACTGCCATGCCCGAGTTTTTGAAAGGAGGTGGATATGCATGAAAGACATTAAGTTCTCCGACTTCTTGAACAGTCTTACCGACGATGATTTTGCCCAGATGTATTCAGATGGAAATTCTGAAGTTAACAGAATCATCGTTCCCTTGGGAAGTTCTGCCGATAAAGTCGCAAAACTATGCGTCACGAAATCAGGTCGTTTTTCTCTGAATCTTCTTGAACGCTACCACGAATGGCTGATGCAAGCTCTTTCGGATCAAACCTGATTTCTGCTTCACAATTGCGCTCCAGTACCTCATCTATTCGCTGGAGCGCTAACATTATTCCTTTGAGATATTCTTCCGTTTCCATCCTGCTTTTCTCCTCCTGCTGACTTATTTCTGGTATAATTTGATAAACGACTGTTATTTTTCATACAATGTGAGGGGCTGTTATGAAACTCAAAGAAAATGTCAAAAGTTATAATTCTAATCAGGAAATTACTGTCACATTCGACACGCCTACTGTGTGCCCGATGTGCCATACAGCTTCTGACCAAGTGTTCATTTCCGGATATTTGATAGACATTGATAATGCACACTCTATTCTTTATGTCACCCTTCTGTGTCGTAGGTGTAAGCGGCCCTTTATTGCGGCATATGGGATGACTGGTTCTATTTGTACAGACATAGGAACCTATCCCAATGTCCCAGAAGACATCAACTTCCAGGATTCCATTAACGATTTGTCGCCGAAATTTGTGTCGATTTACAATCAAGCAGTCGCCGCTGAATCATATGGTCTTAACGAAATATCCGGTATCGGCTACCGGAAAGCTCTTGAATTTCTCATAAAGGACTATGCCATTCATATCCACCCAGAAAAATCTGACGATATTAAGAAAGATTTTCTTTCAAACGTCATTAAGAAGTACGTCGATGATGAAAAGATCAGAACAATCGCCGAACGTGCTACTTGGATTGGAAATGATGAAACTCATTACATCCGGATCTTCGACGGATATGATGTCGATACAATGAAGGAATTCATCATGGCTGTTGTTTCAATGATCCACACTAATCTTGTGTTTGAAAAAGCGACAAACATATGTAGATAATTATTTGTCCGTCTGTCGTTTTTCCATCTGGCTGGACTGCATTTTGTCCAGCTTTTCATTTGCTTCTATCAGTTCATTGCCTATTTCTTTCAGAAGCTTGACTACTTCATCTAACGTTGCAAGAATCAATCCTTCCATCTCACGTCACCCTCTTACTTTTTTACTAATTGTCAAATCATATTTACGGTTTTGTCGTAATCTAATGGCAAAAAAATAATCCGATCATACGGGATACCATACAGCGATTCAATTTTCTTCAAAACAGGGACATCTGGATAGCTGCGACCTCGTTCGTAATTCCCAAGGGTGTCGCTGCTGATCCCAAGTTTTTTCGCTGCTTCGGTCTGAGTATAACCAGACATTTCACGTGCCGTCTTTAGAGTGTACATTACTGTAACGGTCTCCATGGCTTACACACCTCCTTTTAGTTCATACCATACTACGGTTTTACCGTAATGTCAACGGAATTATCGTAATTTCATAATTGTATCTTGAAAAAATTACGTCCGTGCCGTACTATTGAATTAAAGTAATTGTAGGAGGAAGCAGCATGAGCAACCTAGGGAACAAGGCGATAATGGCTGAGAATATTCAACATTATATGAATATCAATAGTAAGTCTCGTCAAGATGTCTGTGATGCAATTGGTGTTAAATACACAACATTTACTGATTGGGTTAAGGGAAATACTTACCCTAGAATTGACAAAATTGAACTGATGGCCAACTACTTTGGAATTAGCAAGTCTGATTTAGTAGAAGATCATCGGAAATCATTATCAACAAATCCTCGTACTGTTAAAATTTATGGCCGCATCGCAGGCGGAACTCCGATCGAAATGATTGAAGACGTCATTGATGAAGTAGATCTTACAACCATTCCGGTCAAACCTGGTCAAAAGTACTTCGGGTTGAAAATTTCCGGTCATTCCATGGAACCGGATATCAAAGATGGTGACTACATCATTTGCCTTCAGACTGATGATGCAGAGTCCGGATCCATTGTCGCTGCAACTGTAAACGGCGACGATGCAACCTGTAAACGGTTGATGAAATATCCGGACGGGATCCGGTTATTGCCGATCAATCCATCTTATGACGCTAAATACTATACAAACAGGGAAGTTGAAGAACTACCTGTGCGGGTGATTGGTATCGTGATCGAAAGCCGGCACAGATATAGATAGCAGTAGATGTATGAAAAACAAAGGAGGGAAACACTATGAAAAAACATGCAATCGCAACAATGATTCTGGCGATCGCGCTGGCGGTGCCGGTGATCGCGCCTGCTGCAGAATCTGAACCGGATTTATCATCTGATGATACTATCGCGTACGAAATAAAGCGGCTTCCAGCAGATAATTTGTATTGGGATGATCTGCAAATAGGATTAAAGAGCGTCGAGCTTTATCAGGGAAAAAGTGGGCATAAATACTTTCCGTATCTTGTATTGAAATTTGATGTTTCCGATCTCTCCGATGACGATATCTACTGGCTGACGACCAGAGATGAATCTGCTCTCCCAGCGCTGAATGCGTATATGTTTTACTCTTCCGAAAAAGACAAAGCAGATTATGAAAATCTCGAATTGCTCAAGCAATATACTAGCGGGGACGAACTTGTAAATATCTATACAAGTTTTACAGGTTATAGATATCCCCTGGATGATCTTGAATTGAGCGGTAATATAGATCTTCGTCAGGATGATGGAAAAACAAAATCATATAATTTATGGGTTAATAATCACACGATGGGAAAGTTGACGGCAAGAGTAAAAGATGTTTCAGAGATGACTGAAGAGGAAGAAAGCGAAAGGCAAGACGGACTAAACAACAGGCTGGAAGATCTAAAATCAATTTATGGATATTAATAAGTTGATTTATCAACTTATTATCCCCGTTTTTGCATGAAAAGTGCAGAAATCAGGAATAATATCGCGTAGAAACTGCATTATAAAAGCCGCCCGGTGCTGCAACACCAGACGGCGACGGTCATTGTACCCCGACGCATTATACGGGCAACCTCTGACCCTTTTCCATTATATCACAGGAGGTGGAATATGTGGATAGCTGAAAGAAACGGCTACAAGATCATGCAGGAACGGGTCACCGACCCGCTGACGGGGAAATCAAGGATTGTGTCCTGCACCATCCAGAAGGACACCTCGGCAGGAAGGAAGGCCGCCAGGCAGAAGCTTGAGGCGAAGCTGCTGCGGAAGAAGCCGGCATCGCTAAAAAAGCTGAAGCTGTCCGACCTGATCAGGAAGTACGAGGAATCCATGCAGCAGGATGTAGACCATGGAGATCTGCGCGAGCAAACGATGATCCGGAACATGTACTCGATGAATACGTTGCTGAAAACCCTTGATGATGTGTATGTGGATCAGCTGACAGCGGGATACGTGCTGCAATGCCTGGATGAATCCGGGCGCAACAATACTGGAAAGAACGAGCTGCTGCGCCGTCTGAAGGCGTTCCTCCGCTGGGCGTATAAAAGGGATCTGATAAAGACCAGGGATGTGATCGACAAGATCGACAAGTATCCGGAGCCGTCGGAGCGGGAGAAGATCAAGGACAAATATCTGGAAGCAGAAGAAGTTGAAAAGCTGATCGCCGGAATGACCTGTAAGCGATGGGCACTGCTGACTGAATTCCTGGTGCTTTCCGGTTTGCGGATCGGCGAAGCTATCGCCCTGGACGCATCCGACGTGGACGCGCGGAATATCCATGTGAACAAAACATTCAGCCCGATCACACATTTAATCGGGCCAACAAAGACGGACGGATCCACGCGGGACGTACACATCCAACCTGAGCTGGCGCGGTGTATCAAAGCGATCCGGAAAGAGATGATGAAAGAACGATTGATTTACGGGTACGGAGTTACCCCGTATTTTATGACAGGGCCAGACGGAGGGAGATTATCATACGATGCCTATAAAAAGTATCTGCGGGAGTCCAGCAGGGACATTCTCGGGCGGGAAGGTGTAACACCGCACATCACCAGGCACACACATACATCACTGCTGGCAGCAGCTGGCGTACCCTTCGACACGATCAGCCGAAGGCTGGGACACAGCAGTTCAAAAACCACTAAACAAATCTATATGCACGTGACAAAAACGCTTCGAAACAAGGACGCGAAAGCAGTGGACGATGTTACCATTTTCAAAGTTTGCTAAAAAAGTTGCTAAAAAGGCATATAAAAAAACTCTGAAACCCGCATAAATACGGCATTCCAGAGCATAAAAATATGCCCAGAGCAGGAATCGAACCGGCGACATAAGGATTTTCAGTCCTCCGCTCTACCAACTGAGCTATCTGGGCATATAGTTGCGGGGGAAGGATTTGAAC